CAGCACCGAGAAGCTCGATCAGCGCATACCGCGCGCCTGCTGTCGGGGTGTAGGTGCCAGATGTAGTAATTGCTAAAGGCTCTGCGATAAGTCCCAATGAATTTAATACACGAGAGGTAAAATCGCTATTTGCTGCTTTTGACGCATGGTGCTTCGCCGAATACTTCCCTGTTTCAACCTCTACATCTTCATCTTCTTCTGCCCACTTTTCAGCATTCGTTTCACTTGTCGCTGCATTAGTCTCACTATCTGACGCATTCGTTGCTGATGTGCTCGCAGCCGATGCAGAACCTGCCGCTGCTGTTGCAGAACTGTCTGCTGCATCTGCATCATCAGAAGCTGTAGATGCCGAATTACTTGCAGCTGTTGCAGAAATAGCTGCTGCGTCTGCATCATCAGAAGCTGCACTAGCACTATCTGCTGCATTTGTTTCAGACGTAGACGCTGCCGAGGCACTACTTGCAGCATTTGTTTCTGATGTTGATGCAGCACTAGCAGAACTAGCTGCTGCTGTCTCTGATGAAGCTGCATTAGTTTCACTTGTATCTGCCGCACTTGCACTTGATGCGGCTGCTGTCTCACTACTTGATGCTGCACTTGCAGAGCCTGCCGCTGCTGTAGCACTTGCATCAGCTTTAGCATTCCAGTGCTTAGAAGAATAATCATCAACCTCGTCACCGCCATTCTCGTCAGGAATTAAATCATCTTCTGCACGATTTGCCCATTGTTGTGCATCATCAGCGTATTGTTCTGTATCAGCCGCTGCTGCAACAACAGTGCCAATGTCAAGTGCAGACCAATATGTAGGATTAGCTGTGCGATCTTCTTCAAACGTTGTAGGAAGTGCTGCGGTTGTATGACTGACTAAGCATTCGTAAAGGACATTTGAAGAACTGTCCATGTAGAAGTCACCAGCCACAACTGCTGTGCTATTTAGCCATACACCTTTAATTCCTGTAACACCCAAGAGAGACTTAAAAAGTCCATCAAGAATGTCAAAGTTTTCATACATATCGTCATGCCAAGGTGACGTATCAAAATCGGGCTTAATCAAGCCAATGTTATCTGTGCGGGTCATATCAAAGTAACTCCATCTTGGACAAGCATTGTAAGAGAGTTCATCAAAAGCTTAGAACGCACGGAGCCTTTGATCCTTATTTTTACGATCTTAAAGTTCACAGGCAGACCGTAAGACCTTTCTCCTGATGCACGACGGCCACCGCCAAAACCAGCAGCTTCTTGACCGAACCCACCAATACCTGACGCAACCATGTCAAGCGATAATGCCGGATTATCTGCTCCATTACTATCTTTACGAATTTTATCTGTATAAATCTCAACAGTGAAGTGTGCATCACCTTCAAAGTCTCCAATCATACGAAGAAGTTTCTTTGTCTTAGAACGTTGCCCTGCATCATTCCAAGGAAGTTCCCAATCAATTTCAACAGCATCGCCATCGGGATTTGCGTCTGTAATGAAGTCAGCATAAAATTCTTCATCATCAAATACGTCATTGCCGTAGAGCCAGACTTTATCATCTTTAATAAGAAACACACGATTTAGATCAGTAGAACAGCCACCAGTAAAAGACCAGCCTGTTACTGTATTCCAACAAGAGCGTTTCTTTAGATTTTTAGAATAACTGAACTCATAAATACTGACACTATCATCAGGAAAATGTAGAAAGAAAAACATTTTCTTTTTCAGATAATCGACAACACAAAATGATTTGTTATCATCTTGATCAACATTCGGCAAAAGACTTACAAGATCATCATCAATGTTTTCAGAAAGTCCATCTGTTTCAAATGCTTCATTAAAAACAGCTTGACTTGCTGTAAGAACTCCATTCGTTGACATAAACACAAGGTCTTTACGACTTGCAATTTTTGCTTTGTGGTTGATAATACCTGTCTCGTCAACGGTATCAGCAACTCGTGGAACATGATTACCAGAACCATCATATTCACCAAGAACAACGACAATGAAAACATCTTCAAAGAAAACTACAAGACGATTTCTAAAAGATGCCAATCCCTTAATCTTGTTACTACCACGGCCAACATAAGAACCAAGATTAAAGGTTGTGCTGTCGTTTGGATCAGCATCACCGAGCCATGTGCCAGACGTGCCTTTATTTGAAATAATCAAATCTTGGTTATCTGTTACATTGCTTATAACACAATAGTCACTTACCGTTGTGATGTATTTACCTATCGGAGTGTTAATATTTGAACCGGATGCTGCATCTTGGAGATATGTTACATCATGATCACTATCAATAATAACAGGTTTATCAACGTTGTTACAAACAATAAGATCGCCATTCATTTCTGTAAAAGAAATATGACTAATTGGATCAGTCCATCCAGACGGTGTGTCAGGCAAAGCATTTGCAATGGTTTCATTCCAGATTGCTGTAACAGTTCCGTCACTTGTAACTTTTTCTATTGTCCCATCAACAAGAAAAACAATCAGAGCACCATTGAAATATGTAATATCAATAGCGTTAGCACTCACAGTCGCAAATAGTTGCGTGCCAAAACGATTAATCAATCCATATCTTTCATGCAAAGTCATATTCTGCAACTTCACAGAGAAACGGCTTGATACTTTTGTTTCACTATCAACAGTTTGCAAACCGCCAGAGAAATCCTGAACGGTTGCAGGTCGCACAGGGTTACGTTTAGCGCGACGCCCTTTCATGCTATTGAATGCTCTGGTCATTAACTTTCATCCGCAACTGTGAAACGGCTCGGACCTGTTTTCTTATAAACAGAAACAGCGGCAGTTTCATTGTGTGTCAAATCTTCATAACGTTGTTCAAACAAAGCATATTGAACATCTTGACTTGCAGGGTTCATTCCTTCACTTGAAAGAAGAAGCCACGACAAATAATGTGTCATAGCTACGCCATCAAAAGGAATAATACTGCTATCTAGAGGAAATCCTTCTGGTGTGCGTCTTGCTCGAACCATAATCTTAAAAGTGCTATCTAGTGGATATACTTGAAACAGTTTTGTTTGATACTGTTCATGATCCCAAGAAAGCGTATCATAAGCCGGACGAGAATAGCTTGCTTCGTATGTCTCACCATTAAGAAAGAAAAGCTTGTCTCTATTTTCATAAGGATATTCTCTTATCCATTGAATATCTTCAATAGACGAAACAAGAGACATACCACCACTATCTGTGATAACTCCTGTTGATCCATCAAGTTCATGGATAGTATTCTTCATTAGATGCGGCCAAAAACGTTTTTCCGCAAGAGTATCGAAAGCAAGAATGATCTTGCTTTCGATTTGAGGCTCGGTAAAGAGTTGGACATTTGTCCCGGAGACAAGACCAATCTCCGTAACAACCGCATTAACAAGCTGCTGGCGTGTAAGAAATCTCATATCTTGTCTCCAGTTAAAAGTGCTAAACGTTACATACGTTGTAACGCTTAACCTTGTGCCACACCGTAGAGGCCACCTGCGCTGTTCGGATTGAACTTAACCACCATTTCAACACGTGTTTCACCATCAAGAGTAGTTGCAGGCGCAACCGTGCCACGTGTATCACCAGTAGTGGCGGTAGCAGGATCAGTGGTAACAGCCGTGGTATGAGCAGGCGCAGTGTCAGGAACTCCATCAGCATATTCCTCCAAAATATCAGAGACAACAAAAGGCAGGCCCAACTCGGTGCCGTAACCAATCGAAATGTCACCAGCCAGATCGGAGGCAGTGACAATCTTGTCAATGTATTTGAAAGCTTTTGCGCCTTCCACAGTGCCTGCCGTGCAAGTGATAGTTTCTGTCATGTGCTGATTAAGATAATCACGCCCATGAATAGTCACATCACCTGCATCATCAGACAGAACCTTGAGGATACGACCAAACAAATCTTCATCCACAAGTTGCGGACCATCCCATCCAAGATCAGCAGGAAGATATTCAGTAGATGCAGTCACAGTGAAGGCATCAAGAAAATCATCCGCTGCCGAAACAGACGGTGTGCCAAAATCAACAAGACCTTGCATAGTCTCGTCAAGTTGTGCATGTTGCTCCATGTTTGCAACATACAACGATGCAAGAACATCGTAGGGTGTAGGGACAGAAATTTTCATGCGGCTTCTCCTTCAAAAGCTTGCGGTGCAGCATCCTTAATCCAAATACTTTCATTGGAAATAATCGCAGAACGCGGCACAGGTTCGCCACCTTTCTGACGACAACGCGACACAATAGATTGCTCCATCATCATCCAGTATTTAGCACGTTCCTGTTCAGACATAGCAAACTTATACTTGCCTGCAATAGAACCGGTGTCGTCAACTGCACGAAGATTAAGAACTTCGGGACGTTCAAGAAAGCCTTTCCGTTCAGCAGTTTTCATCGCCATAACTTGCGATGTGCCATTAGGGAAGAAAACAATTACCGGGTCTTTTACTTTAGAAACGGTTTGTTTGTTTGTTCCTTCTTTTGCATCCCACTTTGTTTTTGTAGTTTCAATGTCTCCCGTTACATCCCTTGTAACAAAGGCAAGCATTGCACCACCGAGGTCTTGACCAAACATATAAAAATCTCCTTATGCGTTGTTAGACACAAGTGCATGGGTGCGGTATTGCTTCCAAGCACAAAGCTGCATTTCCATGATATAACGCTTACCAATCACGTCTTGATCATACGGTGCAGCAAGGTCTTTCATTTTCATATTTGCTGTCTTGAGAATATGCATCATAAGTTCATTCTCATTGATGAAGTAACAGATATTTGGGTCCATTTCTTCATCATAGATGATCGGAATTTCTTGATGTGTTGTTCCAGTAAGACCAAGATTAGCAAGCTTCTGACCAAATTGAGTTTGTCCAAGCTGAATAGTCGTTTTATCACGAGTAGCAGCGCGGTGCATATTCATGATATTACGACCAGCAAAGATAACAGTTACCTTGCCTTCATCATTGTTCAGATCAAGCAGGATATCATCAAAAGTTTCTTCAATGTTATCCTTAGTCAGAGCACCGCCATACGCATAAACAGACGGACGGAAATACGGCTCATTTGCCAGATTGATACCACCAACAGTCCCAGAAGTGTTGACTTCGGGAATGAGGTTGCCAAGACCAAGAGGATGCTTACCAGAGTTAGTCCCAACAGCTTTCTGACGTTGATACTTCTTGATAGCAATCTCAAGTGCTTGCATCTTTGCGGCAGCAATATCCACAATCTTAGCAGCACCAGCGTTTTCGTCAATCTCTTGATCGGAGATAACATAGGTGCCGACAATACGTGTCATGGAGTATGCAACCGTATCCAGTTCACTGGAACGTGCAACAGGAACGTTGTCATAGTAAGTTGCAGGCCCAACGTTCGGGTTGCCGCCAACAAGGATCGGGTTATCAATGTCAGGACCGCCATCTTCCATTTTGATGCTTTTCGCAGCAGAAAGATACGAATATACACCGCCGGGCAAGATAGCAGCAATACGCAGCTTTTTCATGCTACGTTGAGCCATTGCGTGAATAAGATCATTAGGTTTCGTCATGTCAGTTCATCCTTAATACTGTTTGCAATTTCACTGAAAGACATATTTGTGTAGTCAGTTGTTGGAGGACTTACACGCTTTCGAGGTTGTTGCTGTTGTTGTTGCTGTGTGTCGGAATTATCCGATTGAGATTTCTTTACATTGGTTGTAAAAGCGTTCTGTTCTTCTTGCTCTTGAAGTTTTCTTTGGTGACGCAAAAGGCCATACCAAAGCTCTTGCAAAGATGCATTCGGAAATTTCTTCTTGGCTTGGGCCAAGACAGACACATGCTGTGTTGCTTCGGGATAATCTGACAGAAACTTTTTGGCTTCTTTAACTGCGTCTTGTTGCAGTTGTTTAAGGTCTGGTTCTGTCTGGGTGGAGTTATTTTGTGCGCTCATTGCCTGTCTTACAATGTCTGTCATTGTTGCAGGATCAAAGCCGCCTTGAACTCCTAGGCTCTTTATATCTATACCATCTGACGCAGCCTTTGTCAATAGCTTTTTCAAGCCTTCAATGGGATTTTCTTTGTATGCTTTCATATAATTGATAGCATCATTTACTTCTGCAACGTCCATTCCTGTGCGTTCAGAAATAGATTTCATTTCAGGACTGTTTTTCTGCTCGTTATAAGCATTGTAAAGCTGTTGAAACTTTTGACCTAGCTTTGATTTTTCAATTGCAGCTTCTTCAAGCTTATCACGGGCTTCACGTCCTTCACGCTTTACTTTTTCAAAATGTTCACGTGCTTTGCCTGACGCAGCAACAATTGTCCCATCAGCCAAGACAAGATTACCACTATCATCTTCACCAAGAAAACGATCAAGTGCCGCAACCTGCTTCTTATCAGTTTGCTGCGTTTGTTGTTGTGTCTGTTGTTGATTAGTGGATTTATCGTCTTGATTAGTTTGTTGTTGCTTTTGTTTATCTTCTTCTGCTTTCTTCTTATCAGCAGCAGCCTTTGCTTCTTTCTCTTTATCTTTACGCTTCTGTTGTGCTTCATTTTCTGCTTCACGTTCTTCGGGTGATGCAGTCATATCAAGCAGATCATTCTCAAGCTTCTCACGATGATCCACAGAGGTGGAAACATTTTCCTGTTCTTTTGCAGTCTTTACATCGTTTGTAAGATCACTTGTGTCAACTTCGACAGGCTTATTGCCTCCATCGACAGCATCAGCGATTTCTTTCATAAAGTCGTCAGACATTGGTATTACCTTTCATGTTCTGTTGAGGCGGTTGGTTCTGTGTCGAAACACCTTTCTGCATAGCCGCCATACCTTCTTCTTCTAGCACAGACAGGTCTTTGTCACTGACAAGGTTCGGAGAGAAAACATTTCTCAAAAGTTTCGTCACAATGCCAAGGACGGTTCTCGGTGCAGCTGTGCCAAACTGACCAAGCATCTGGATAATTTGCATTGCTTCCTTTTTCTTATTTGAAGAAGAAGCTTTCTCAATACTACCTGCTTCAATAGTAAATGCAAATTGTGAGTTAAAATCATCAACACTCATAGTTGGAAGTTTATCTACAACATCCTTACTTACAACCGATGTAAGAGGCAGCTTGTCAGACATTACAACAACAATTTCTGTAATTGACCACATTACCTGTGCAACTACTTCTTCGATTGGGTCCATAAAAGAACTTATCCGTGCTTCCGTCTGTTGAGAATAAGCATCAACAGCATCTGATACTGTATTAGTCC